AAAGGCTGCCAGTAACTTTCAATGTAACTACGCCAATGTTACCGCTTGCTAGACTTGCTGCCAATAGAGCAGCAGAACCAGTAGTGTAAGCATATATGTAAAAGAAAGTTCCATCCGAACTAATATCACCAAGAATAAAGTTATTCGAGTGTACTTGTTGGCCCACAATTTCAACAGACGAAATAGTACTTAGTCCAAAAGAAGACGCTAGTACTTTTTCTCCGGCATGAGTGAACTTTTCATTTCCCCCTCCCGTATCATCTGTTACTGCTTGTGATGTTGTCAATACTGTAGCGGTCAAAGCGGTAATTTCGATAACATCGTCATTGTTATTACCGGCAGAGCCTTCAATTACAACATGGTCGCCAACTACTAAACCGTCATCAACCAAATAATCACCTGCATCTCTAGTATATGTTTTACCGGAAGAAGCAGCAGTAATGGTTTGGTCGGGGTCTGTTTGTGTAGTACCTGTTCTATATGCTGTGATATCACAATCTGCTAGAACTACATATTGATGTCCAACAACATGTGGTTTAGCAATACCATGATGGTCTGCTTTTAATGTAACTGTATTAGTCAATTAAAACACCTCAAGCCACATTTGTAATTTTGCCTTGTCCCTTAAAGAATGAACATCCGACTTCACCGATGGTTCGGTAAAGTGCTTGGTTTCCTAGACGACCAACACCGAATGGGTTTCCGTTTGAAATACCGTCTTCAAAGTATTGAGTTGGTTTAAGAACAGAAAGCCATAGATGGTCTGTATCAAGGAAAAGCAAATCACTAATTCCACTGTCGGATGCATTCAAAGTTGATGTCATATCCTTACAAGGAATTAGAGGGATGTCGTAGTAAGTTGCCACACGGAAACCTACTTCTTGACCTTTAATTCCACGAACACCATTATGTGTAGGAATAACTTCTTTTCTATCCATGAATCGCTCTTGGCTTTGTAGCAAATCAGCAATTGCTTGAATAGTGTCATATCCTGTAAGAATACACTTAGGAGAACCACCGGCAATTCGCAAGTTACGAATCATGTTGTTCAACAAAGTTAGCGTTAGTGGTCGAACCGAAGAAGCAGCGTAAGAACTGTTAAAGTCTACTTCTGCATCAAGGAATGAACCGGCACTAAATCGCTCATCACCATAGATTTTACCCAAGTTGTTACTTGCACTTGTAGTATCAGTAGCAAGAACTCCACCGTCAGCCGCTAGAAGTTCTGCTCGGCTAGAAACAACCTTCAAGAGAGAAGTATAGTTTCTTTCAATGTTTCCTAGAGCCGATGATTCACCGTATGCTTTCAAATCCATAAGCAACATTTTGTTTTGTGCTTCTGCGTGTGCTTTACCCATGTCTTCACGAATAATTGCCCGAATGTCTCCAAGTCCATCATCAATTTGAGCCATTTCCATTGCGAGTTCGGAAATATCGAACTGATGTGCAATTGTTTTAGGACTCATAAAGAGTTGGGCATATGTTGGAGCCATTGAACCTAGTCCATCATTAGCAGTAGAAAGTCCTGCGTTTTCGGGAACGCCACCAATCTCATCTGCTTGTGGGTCATCAGCACCAATACCGCCGCCGCTACCGTCAAATTGTAGTGCGAGTTTTGAATCGGAACCACCAAAAGGTCGACTCTTCAAAATTCTCCAACCGGATGAAGTATAAGGTCGCTTTGATAGCATAGCAAGAGCATTAACTTCTCGGTTTAGCATAGACCAAACTTTTTGTCCGTACAGTTGGTTGTACATTGCCGTTGAAGTAATATTAGTTGTGCCGTTTGCCACCGTATCTCCAATATCGTGTGCAGTATGTAGACCTGCTACTGTACCTGCTTGTTTCAATAGGGAGTTTCCGCCAAAAGCCGGTAGTCCATATGTCGCTGCTTCTAAATCTCTAATTGTGTTAATATATCCCATTTAATTCACCTCAAATGTTTCCGCCGACTGCCTTATGAATATCACTCCAAGACATTTCAGCAATCTCTTCTGTAGAGAAAACCTTTGTCGTTGTAGCGGCTTCTGTAGCCTTGCGAATTGTATCTTTTTCTGCTGTAAGTGACTTTCGTAGTTCAGCGAACTCGTTAGTAAGTGCTGCGATTTCTGCTTGTGCATCATATTCCGACTTAGCAACCATTTGTTCACGCTGTTGTGTTTCTTGTGCGAATCTCTTAGCAAATGTGTCTTCTAGATTGTTGTATGCCAACTTCTCTAGTTGTTCTGCTCGGAATTGTGCATATGCTTTTTCGATGTTTTCTGCACTCAAGTTAAGAGTGTTAAACTCGGAATTTTCAAAAGCCTTTGAAACCATTCCTTCTTTCTTTGCTTGAAGTCCTGCATCTTCCATATATTCTCCGGCTCCACCAAGGTTAGTGTCATCGTTTCCATCAACAGTAGTGCCTTTCATTTCTCTATCCATGTACTCCATAGATTCTTCTTCAGCATCCATCATTTCTTCTTCCATCTTCTCATTCAACGGATGACCTTCGCCCTTATCCATTGATGGTTCTTCTTCTTCTTCTTTACGCAGAGTATTCACTTCTTCAAGAAGAGTGTCTAGTTCTGCTAGTGCTTTTTCTAGTTTGCTCATATTTTTGTCCTCCTTTAGTATGTCGAACTTCGCTTCGGGATTGATTCCTTTTTCACAGATGGTAACTTCATGCAGTTCAAGTTTGCTTATTTCACTATACTCCCCTAATTCTGCATTATGTTTTTTCACTTTTTGTAGTGCTTGCCCTCCTATGCTAAAACTTCTCAATGTTCCTTTGCGAATTCCTCTGTTTATTTCTTTGGCTTTTTCAATATCATCTCTTAATTTTATTACTACAAAAAACCCTACATCATCTACTTCTGTTTTCCATAGTCTGCCATTTGAATCTCTATATGATTGTATTACTTCACCAACTTGTACATTTGAATGGTTTGTCATTACATTTCTAAATTTTGGGTTCTCCATGTATTTTTTAACTGCTTCATTCAGTGCTTTGAGTGTGATTAAATCGTTTTGTTTATCTACCATTTCAATAGAAGCATAACCACCAATCATTAAATCATCATTCTTTGCTTTAATGATTGAAAAGTCATTCTCCTTATCCACCGTAATAGTTTTTAGCATACGGCTCAATCCCTACTTTTTCTATTAGACTATATAAGTCATTCTGTATTTTTAGGTAAATCAATGTCTCTATACTTATCTTCGTATATATTCCAAACACCTTCATCTGTTTCTTTATCTACAGGTTTTTGTTCATACCCTGTCCATGCCAACCACATTTGTTGGTCATCTACAGGTATTACTCTAAAGTGTACTTTAGTTTCAAATTTGTTTCCTTTGATAATATATTCATGATATCCATGTCTTTGCACTCCTATTTCTACAGGTCCTTCATCTAACAACTGTCCTTTAGAAATATTTTTAGATATTTTAGCAGGGTATTTATTGGCTTTTCCGAATAAAGAAAATATGTCATCATCGTTAGGTAAATCAATTAGCCAAGAGAGAGTTTCTCCTTTATGTTGTATTATGAAGTCTAAATTATCATCCTTTCTAGAATATATTTTAAATTCCGACATTTCTTTTGCTATATCAGTATCATCTACATCCAATTTACCATTAGAGAAATGTATTCCTTCTCTTTGATTTGCCCACTCTTTAATATTCTTTGCGCTAGCATCTCCTAAAACTTTCATCATTTTAGAAGAATCACTATCAAACAGAGTTTCATATTCACTAGGCATTTTTTCTTTCAAGTACAGGTGTATTTCTTTTGGTGTTTGTGGTCCTTTTTCTTTGAGTCTATTTTTTATTGCTACAGTTATTTTTCCTTGAAGGGTTTTCAAAGTTTCTTCTGCTTCTTTTTTCCACATGTCTAAATCCGCTAATGCATTCTTAGACATTAAATTAGATTCCTCAAATCCATAAATAGTAAAGCCATCCATTGATTTAGCAATTAAAGTCGCTTCCCCATGTATATTATCAGTAATTGTTATTCCCTTAGTAAGTGCTTCTATTTTGTATTTTAGTGATGGTTTTGTGTCTTTAGATAACATCTCTAAAGTAACTATTTTATCCGGAGTTTCTACTTCGGGAACTTCAATTACATTGGCAGAGTAAAGAGTGTATCTATCGCCCGACTGTTTAACTTCATCTACCTTTACTCTAATTATATCTCCAATATTTACATTTATTTTAGTGTTGAGGGCTTTTCCAACATTCATGTATAGTTTTCCATTTAGTTCTACTATATGCTTTCCTTCTTCTAGTACCGGCCCTGCTCCTAGAGTATAGGAGTATAATTTAGATTTAGTTGCTTTCTTATCAAGAACTATCATATCTAAATCTACAAACTTTTTCCACTTAACCCATTTAGGATTCTTTTTAGTACCTATAAAATAAGTAGAAGTTAAGTCCTTTATTACTACCCCTTCTGCTGTTGGCATTGACATTATTTCCTTTGCATACTCTTCAATATCTTTTAATGAGTCAGCAGTTCTAGTATCTTTTTTAGAAGGGAAATGCAAACTGTCGGATGATTTAGCAGAATAATTGTTGAAAAGAATATTTATTCTTTGTTCCAATTCTTCTTCTGTCATATTCTTTTCTTCATGTCTCATTATGTCGAAGACATGTGCTTTTAGTTTAGCATTAGGATATTTATTTTTGAAGACATGGGCTATTGTATCTGCTCTATGTAGTGCATCTTCTCCATCAAAAAGAATTAACTCTGCATCTAGAATACAATCCCCATATGATTTCTTTTTCATTTCAGTAACTTGTTCGGGACATTTATCGGTAATATCCTTTTCATTATATGAATAGATTTTGACTTGATTGTCTATTTTATGAATCTGTATTCTCATACCGTCATATTTTTCTTGAACTAAATAATCTCCGGAAAAACCCTGTAACTCTTGCATATCATCAATGTCAAATATTCTATACATTGGTTTGTTTGGTATTATAAAATGAGATATTGCTTTTTCTTCTGTTGATTTTTTCTCGGCTTTAAGCATGGCATACTTATCCGAAAAGCCCGAACCGAAAGAATTACAACTTTCGTAATTATTCAATATTTCTTTGTAGGTAGCGGGGCCGGAATAAGAACTTGATACTTCGTCTGCTTCTCTAGAAGGGTCAGTCAAGTATTCCAAAAATCCAATAAGTTCTTCACAAGACATATCAGCAATGCTTTCGGCCCATTCTTCTACATGTTTCTCCAATGAATCAGCCAATTGTTTTCCATTGTTTTCTTTAAACAGTTTAACAAATAATTCCCAATTACCACCCGCATATTTTTTTGCCGCCTCTCTAAATATTTCTCTTTCTAAATCAATAATATCTTGCTTCGCTTGTTCGCAACAATCTCCCGAAACATCAGCATCCATTTCAACTTCGACTACATTTTGAGTCTCGTCGGGTTTTTCTTCTACTCTCATAGTAGGGCTATTCATTCTTTCTTTGAATTTTAATTTTCTAGCACTCATAGCACTCATTGATTTTTTCAATTCCACTTGAGTTAATTTATTCCAATCCTCTTCGGAATTTTTATGCATGAAGGCTTCTTTCAAGGAATTCAATGCCTCTTTAAATTTAGACTCTACTTTTTTGCTGTCCTTATTA